GCGGATTGACGGTAGGAGCAACAGGTTTTGCTCTTGATACCGCTATTGCAGTCCGTAAATATGCGGCAAATGTTGGCGATGGAGCCGCAACCTCGTACACAATCACACACAGCCTTAACACAAGAGGTGTAATTGTTTCTGTCTATGACAACTCAAGCCCTTACGCAGAGGTAGTTTGCGATGTGCAACATACAAGCACAAGTGCTATAACTCTCCTATTCTCTGTTGCTCCAACAAGCAACCAATACAGAGTTGTAGTCCACGCCTAATAACCGCCCGTACTACAAGGGGCTAAAAGGAGATACACATGGGTCTGCGTGACCGTATCGCAAAAGCAATCGCAACAGGCAACATAGAAAAAGCACCACGCCTGCCTGCGGGTTCTGTCACTATGACCGAATCAGAAATGCGCAATCAAGCAGATGCGCTAACCATGCGTCAGACTTACGGCAACTCAATAGCATTGCCACGCGCACCATTTAGCGCACAAGTTCCTTTTGGTCCAGGTTTACCGATTACTCCAGGGGCAATCAATCCTCTGCAAGACAATGGGCGCCCACAACCACGCCGCTATGAATATCAAGTAGCGCAAAACATCAATGTAACTGAAACACGCCTGGTTCCTTTCAAGACATTACGAGCCGCGGCTGACAGCATTGACATTCTCCGCCGATGCTTGGAAGTAACTAAGAACAAAATGAGCGGACTTGAATGGGATATTGTTTTAGGAAACGATGCCTCTGAAAAGATTTCCGCAGAATCAGGCGGCGACCATGTACGCGCAATGGCACGCGCACGCGAAAAATACACAGATGAAATTAACCGCCTGCGTACATTTTGGGAAACACCTGACAAAGCAAATGGTTTGATTTGGAGCGATTGGTTAAACATTGCACTTGAGGACATTCTTGTAATTGATGGTTGGGCTGTATATCCGCAACCAACAGTAGGCGGCGAACTTTTTGGTTTCCAAATTCTTGATGGTTCAACAATTAAACCTTTAATTGATGACCGCGGTATGCGACCAATGCCACCAAACGCGGCATATCAGCAAATTCTCTACGGATTCCCACGCTCTGAGTTCTCTGCAACTGATGAGGACCCTAAGGCAGACGGTGAATTTACCAGCGACCAACTTGCATACATGGTGCGTAATCGTAGAAGCATTAGCGTTTATGGATTTAGTCCAGTAGAGCGCTCATTACCGTTAGCAGATATTTATTTAAGAAGGCAACAATGGTTGAGAGCCGAATACACAGACGGCGTACTCCCTGAGTTGATGTTTACTACTGATGAGGATTGGGGAAATAACCCTGACCTACTTAGAGCCTATGAAAACATATTAAATGATGACCTTGCAGGACAGACAGAGCAACGCAAACGCGCTCGCCTACTTCCTAAGGGTCTAACTCCTGTTGTTAATGATGGCTATGGCGAGAAATTCAAAGATACTTTAGATGATTATTTAATTACTTCTATCTGCGGACACTTTGGCGTTATGCCATCAGAGATTGGTTTTGCACCTAAGGGTGGATTAGGCGGTAAAGGGTTTGAAGAAGCACGCTCTGAAAATTCAGAAGCCATAGGCGTTGGTCCTATTGCATCATGGATTAGCAAGATGGTTTCTAATCTTTCTTACACATATCTAGGCATGCCGCGTGAACTTGAGTTCCGCCTCATGACTAGCAAGCGCTTAGATAATGAATCAAGCGCAAGGAAGGCGGATATTGAAATAAAGAGCGCAGGTAAAACAATAAATGAAAGACGCTCTGAACTTGGTCTGCCTTTATTGGATACTCCGCAAGCAGATATGCCTTTGCTTGTAGCGGGCTCAGACATATTCTTATTCTCATCAGAAGGAATTATTAACGCTAAAGAAGTTACATCTGCGCCAACCTTGGAGGGTCCTGATGCCACACCGACCACACCCACTACTCCTAATACCGTTGATGAGAAGCCTGAAGAAATCTCACCTGAAGAAGCGTCACAAACTGAAGAAGAAGTTGATGCAGAAACTAGGGCTGAAGTAAAATCATTTATGAAATGGGCTTCTAAAGGAAAACGCGCAAGACTATTTGAATTCAAGAGCCTAGACCCGATTGTTGGTGAAGCGCTTAACCGTTGCGCGTTTGAGGGAGATTTAGACACCGCAAGAGCGCTCGCTAAAGCGTATTTAACATGACTTGGGAACGCGCATTAGAGGCAGATGCGCGTTTAGCGGCAAAAAATGCACTATTAGTAAGAGCCGCTTTACGACAACAATTAGATGCAGAGCGTGCTTACCAGGGTTATTTAGCAACCACGCCTGATTTAACTCTAAGCCTGCCGCAACAGCGCGTAAGAGCAAGAGCATGGGCAATCATCAACATACGCCCTAACTTAGAGCCGCTAAAAACCGTTGTAGATAAATTATGGGCTGAAGGTCTTGCACTGGGTTACACAGCGGCAGGTGAGGCATTGATTGAAGCGCAAGAAGCAAAGAAAGCCGATACAACAAGCGTAGTTGATTGGTCTAAATGGAAAGCAGGCGATGAAGCCGCTTCTCTTGTGGCTAAAAAACCTGGGCTGATGAATTTGCTAAGACAGGCTCAGGGCTTTACTTGGAAAAGTTTTTCTGACGCAACATTAAATGATTTGGGTAATTCTATTGGCGAGGCTATTGCGCTTGGTTTAGATGCAAAACGCTCTGCCAGGAACATTATGAATCATGTTGCAAGCCCCGCACGCGCATTAACAATCGCAATTACAGAACAAAACCGCGCTATCTCTTACGCAACATCAGTGAGATATAGAGAAGCAGGCGTGCAACAAATGGAATGGCTTGTGTTTGACCCTTGCAAGATTTGTGCGCAGAACGCAAATCAAATTGTAAACATAGGGCAACAGTTTGCATCGGGCGACCAAAGACCACCCGCACACCCTAACTGCCGATGTGCTTTGGCTCCTGTAATACCTGGATTTGTTGATGAATTACCTGGAGCAACCGTTGTTGCACCTCCCACGCCTGCGCCAGTTGGCATCACGGGTATAACCCCAACCGCGGGAGAGATACCTGTTAGGGCTGTTGCGTCACCTGATTTTGTGCCTGGTCAATGGACTTTATTAACCGCAGAAGAAAGACGGCAAGAAGTAATTGACAGATACACAAAGTTAAATCCAAATGCGGAACCTGGACTAATTGCTTCGCTTGTAGATGCAGGGCGTTCTATTCCTGCGGCGGATATTGCTTTAGTTAAGTCAGGTATTGTGTACAACAATGGACCTATACGCGTCATGTTTTATAGCGCAGGTACAAAAGTACCAAAGAATTTACAAGAAAAGTTATTAAAAGAAGTAGAAGAATTGCAAATACTAAACCCGCGCAAAGAAATGACAATCTTTGTGGCTTCTAATAGGGGTAATGCCTACGGTAGTGCGCTTCTAGGCGATGCAAAAATTTGGTTAAAGCCCGATACGGTTATGGCAGATAGACCAATAGCCTTAGAGGGTGGTTACAAAATGCCAGCGATTACAACAGTACCGCAGAGGCAATACACCATTGCGCATGAGTGGGGTCATACGCTTGATGAAGGTGGTTCTTTTACTAGAACAGAATCAATACAAAACGCAACAACAAAACGGATAATTGAAGAATATAAAGAAGAATTTGCAGGCAAAGCCTTTATGTCGCAATACTCAGGCGAGAACACTAAAGAGTTTTATGCTGAAATGTTTGCTGAGTTTTATCTAACCAAAGGCACAACAGACAATCCGCTTGTACAGGCTATGGCTAAGGAGTTTTTATGGAAAGCCCCTGCCGCTCCTGTAATAAGCACACCCGTTGTACCTGTAAGTAATTATGTAGCGGCTAAACAACCTGTAAGTTTCTTTACGGCACAAAAAAGCAACGAATTTTATGGCACCAAACCAAATGGCGAAATTGATTATTCTTCATTCAATAAAGATGGGCAAAACATCTTTCTCAAGAATGTCCTGGCATCACAAGGTTTTAACGGAAAACCAAAAGTTGTAAGTGCCGCTGAATATAAAAAGTATGTAGATGGAGGCGCTGTTCCTGTTTACAGGGGCGTATCAAGTAATAAAAAAGCAGAACCATCTGCCTTTATACAACAGTATCTCCAAGGAGATGACCCGTTTATAGGCAAGGGTATGTTTGGCGATGGCACTTATTTCGCTAGTACTCGTGATGTGGCGGAGTCTTTTGCTAAAACAAATGTTCAAGGACAAAAACTGCGTTACGGAGAAGTTATAGATGCGGTTCTAAATCCACAGGCAAAGGTAGTCAATATAGAAGATATACAAAGGCTCTCAGGTCAATTATTTGGCAACGATAAATATGAATTTGCCCAAGATTTTTATGATGATGCGAGCGCGGTTGCCGCGGCTCTAGGTTATGACGCAATTCGTATTCCAACCCCCGTAATCAAATGGGGAGAGCCTCCGATTGGCTCTGATTACTACATTATTTTGAACCGTACCGCAGTCATAGTGAAGGAGATGCCATGAATGAAGTAGAACTATCAAGACGCTTAGGGCAGTTGCATTTGCGACTGAATCAAGAATCTTTGAATCGCCTTATCAAGGAAATCAAAGCGTCCAAGGATATAGAGTCATTGGCACAACCGTTTAGAACATGGTTATTAGAGCCTGATTTGATTGCGGATAAATACCTTACAGAATCAGCAAGAAAAGTGAAGAAAGGCAAATAATGAGAAAAGAAGATTGCACCGATGATATTGATTGGGCAGAACAAACATTACAAGCAGTCGTAGGGGCCGCAGAATTCGGCGTGCCAGCCGCGCAAACTGAATTGGATAAACGCCGCAGGGCTATGGAAAAATTAGGTACAGTTACACCTAAGTTTTCTATTCAAGATGATGAGGACTAAATGGCTGACGGATTTGTACCACCCCAAGCAGTTCGCAATAACGCAAAGCGTGGTTTAGCACTGCGTGAAAAGCATGGGCGTGGTGGTACGGCTGTTGGAGTGGCTCGCGCCCGTGACCTCTCAAACGGAAAAGCATTATCGCTTTCAACTATCAACCGCATGGTGTCTTACTTTGCTCGTCACGAAGTGGATAAAAAAGGTGAGGGTTGGGGTAAGGATTCTGCTGGTTATATTGCATGGCTCCTATGGGGCGGCGATGCTGGCAAATCATGGGCTAATGGAATCGCTCAACGAGAAAAGAAAAAGGACAAAGCAACAATGACTAATCTGACAACAGCCTTCTTTGATATTGTCAAAGCAGATAAGAACGATGATGGCACACTCATGGTTTATGGCAAGGCAACAGATGATTCCTTAGACATTGACCAACAGATTTGCGACCCTGTATGGCTTGATAATGCAATGCCTGAGTGGTTCAAATCAGGCGGAAATATTCGTGAGCAACACAGCAACATTGCCGCAGGTGTAGCCAAAGAATACGAGAAGCGCGCAGACGGGCATTACATTCATGCCCTTGTTGTGGACCCTGTAAGCGTAAAGAAGGTTGATACAGGCGTACTCAAAGGCTTTTCAATCGGTATCAAAAACCCACGCGTTGTCCGTGACCAAAAGGCGGCTAATGGTC